AATAAGAAATATCCTAAAATAGAACGAGTTCCTACTCACTCTCCTTATTCTAATAGGTTTGGAATTAAGCTGTCTAATCTTGCAAGACAACAAAAAAGATTATTGATAGAAAATCCAATTTTAAGAGAAAGATGTCAAAGTGATCAGTTTGTTCATATTATCTTTGGAGTATGTCAACATAAATACACTGCTCCTAAAGAAAAATTCTATTATGATTGGTCTACTGATTCTTTTGTAAAAATGGAAGATTTAAAAGAAAGTTACAACACCATAGATTGGGTTTGCGCACTATCTGGTAAACCTATTAGATCTAAAACAGATGACTTTAGCTTAGAAAACTTTGTTCATCCAGATTATCATGATGCCCTGCTGGCTCCTATGGTGGATAGCCGTATATTAAAGTCTTCAGTTGAGTTTAGAAAACACGTAAAAAAACTCCTGCTGAATCAACAACAGGAGTTCTTAAAATTAGCTCGTAAAAATTCTAAAAAGAAATTAGATTAGTTTTGAGAAACGATCTTTAACTGAAAAAGATTCTTTAATTATTTCTGAATGCTCAATCTTTCTAAGTTCTGATTCTATTAAAATTCCTAATTTTGTATTTTCAATTTGCCAAGATTCTTTTGCTAAGATCTTGTCCTTTAATTCTTTTGCCTTTTTAAGTTTTTCTTCATCACCAGACTCTTCAGCTTTTTTAATGACTGCGTCAATTCTTTTAGTCATTCCTTCTTTAGAGTTATCTGTTTTATCGACAGTTTCTTCTTCCGGTGTTTCTTCCTCATCATCAACACCAAATGCGTCGAAATCATCTTCTTTATCGTCTGGTGTTTCTTCAGCGGAAGGAGTTTCTTCAGCAGAAGGAGTTTCTTCCTTCTCATCTTCTTCTTCTTCTTTAGGCTGTAATTTATCTTTATTTTCTTCCCATTCTTTAGCAACTGCAGGATCTTCTTTTTTTGCCTTTGCTAACTTTTCAGCTTCTTTTTCTTGCTCATTTTTTAAACTAGTTAATCTTTTCTTTTGAGCAGCTTTAACCTTTTGTAATCTTTCGTTTAGATCTTTTTTAATTTCAGGATCCATATCGTCTGCTAAGTATTTTAATTTATACTCAGTTTCAGCTTGTAAAATCTCATCTTTCTTTTGTGCGATAAGAGATGTAACCTTTCCTGAAAAAAATCCATATACTTTTTCTTTTCCATATTTAGAGTCTAGACCCAATTTAAATTCGTCAGTAGCTTCTTTAAGATTTTCTTGCTTACCTTTTAGATTTTCAATTTGAATATCTAATTTAGCTTTCATCTTCTTAAGAGCTTCCTTTTTCTTAGAATCAACATCAGCCTTACTTGGTTTATTTGTCGCTTCAGCCTCTTCCATTGAACCACCTGAAGTTAATTCTTTTTTTCTTTTTTCAAGCTCTTTAACAGAAGTTTCTACCTTAAGCTCTTGCATCGTAATCTTCTTAAGCTTATCATAATCTTTATCTACTTCTTTAGCTATTTTCTTATTTCTCTTCGCGTCAACCGCTGCTTTAGTGGTACCGATCACAGCACCTGTAATCGCAGTTAAACCAATAATAGCTCCCATAATAATAGGATCTTGCATAATTACGGCTGTCATTGGATTTGATTCGTTAATAGCCTCATCCTGTTCTTCTGATTCTGTTAATTTATCTGAAAGAGTTTTAAGAGAATTAATAATATCATCACAATCTTTCATTAATTTAGAATGAGAGTCATCTGATGAAATATCAGTTGGATTTGAAGAAGAAATAGTTGCCGTTGCAGTTCCTGCTTCAATAGACGCAGAATCTTTAGCGACTGGAATGTTATCTTCGTTAGATTCTGTAAATGCTTTATACCATTGTTCGAATGTTTTCATCTTAGTATATTATATTTAATAATTGTTATAGACTATATATCCATTTAAGTTTCAACGAAACAAAAAAAAGGTCCTCTAAAATAGAGGACCTTTAATATTAAAATCTATTTAAGTTCTAATTAAAGAGCTAAGTTTTCGATTTTGTATGTAACATATTGAGTTTCTGGGTGGAAACCTGCTTCAACTAATGCGAATCTAGATTTAACAGCAACTTTAGGAGCCATAGTTCCTTCAGCGATTGTTTGTACTGATTCAGCCATTAAGTAAGGCATGAATACTAATCCAGGACCGTTACCGTCACCTTTTCTACCAACTACTACATCATATCCACCTGCTTGTTCCCATTCTTGTCTTGGGTCAGTGTAGATATTTACACCAGCTACAGAACCTACTGGGTAGATTGCACCTGCTGCTTGTGATAATGTGTTAGCCATTGGGTTAGCAACGAAACCAGCAACTGATTGTAAAGCTGTAGCCACTTTAGGACCTACAACTGCGAAGTTACCAGCACCTCTTCTACCTCTGTTTGCGATAAAGTTCGCAGCAGCAAGGATTGAAGTTAAGATTCTTCTATGGTTAGAAGCGATAGTTTCACCACCTAATTGGTTGTTTTGGTCTAAGTCTAAGTCTAAAGAAGCACCTGATTGAGTAATGTTAGATGTACCTAATGACTTAAGTTTAGCTAAGATTAAGTTGTTGATTGACTGAGTTAATTCGTTAGTTAATACTGACTCAACTTGAGCAACAGCATCTACACCGAATTGTTTTAAATCTTGTACTTGCTCTCTAGTAACTGCAGCAGCAACTTGGAAAGTTTCAGCAGCAACACTTTTTGAGAATAAAGAAAGACCCATGATGTTGTCAGGAGTCTGTTCACCAACACCTCTTGAGAATGGGTTACCAGACTCATCAGCACCAGCAAAACCTTTAATGTGGTCTTCTAAAGCTTTTACTAATTCAGCATCAGCGTAAACACCAGTTAATGGTGCAGTTTCTGCATTAGCATCTAATTTGATGATTGAGAAACCATCTAATCTTGATTCACCAACCCATACGTCACCGTTTGCCGTTACAGTAGCTTCAGCAGTATTAGATTTAATGTAAGTTGGGTTAACTGTTTGATTAGCACCGATTTTACCACCTTCGTAAACGAAGTCTAAGTAAGATAAAAGACCCATTGGTCCAGCCATTGGTACAACTGGTACTAAGTCTAAACCGATAGTTTGTGCAGCAACTTGCATTGCTAATGGTAATAATGTTGGAGCTTTATCTCCCGAACCTTCAGCACCTGTTGCTACGTTCGGTAAAGATACAGGACCCATACCAAAGATGTTACCAGCATCGCCTAAAGCCATGACGTGAGCATCTTCATAAAGTTTGTGGTTATGACAGTATTCTGACATCCACGCTAGTTTTTCTGCTTCGTTGATACCTGTAGCTGATTCGATGATCGGAGCCCAAGTTTCTCTAACTTCTGCAGAGTTAATTAAATTTGCCATTTTATTATTTTGTTTTTTTTAATGGTTGTTTAAATCGATCTTTTCAGATCTTCTCGATGTATGTCAGATTTTTTCTTCTTATCTGATTATCGATATACTATATATTGTTATTATATTTACGTTTTTTACGTTTTTCTTAAAATATTAAGATATTACTTCTTAAATTTCTTAGCTATTTCTTCTTTTACGTTAGTTAAATCGTATAAAGGTTTTTTAGCTGGAGCTTCAACTGCAGCTTCATTTACCGTTTCTACTTTTTCCATAACTACTGCAACGTCTCTAAGATCTCTAGTTTGCCAGAAGTTTCTAACTTGATAAGAAGTTTCTAACTTATGATACTTAGATTGTGCTAAAAGAGCTGTTTTCTTAGCTTCAGATAATTTAGACCATGTTTCTTTATATTCTTCTGGCATCATTGCAATAACATTAGGTTCGCTAGTGTTATCAGCTTTGATTAATGAAGAATTCCATAGAGTAATAATTTGTCCTTCTGTTAAGAATCCTTTACCTTCTACTGCCTTTAATACTGTAGATTGATCTTCAGTAGATAATTCATTGTATTCTGATTTCTTAGCTTCAGAAATAAATCTAAAGAAATGAGGATTAGAATTTTCTTTAGCAGTTGCTTTTTCAATTAAAGCAGATAATTTAGAAGTAATTTCAGATTTGTATGAATCTAATGCATCTACTGCTTCTTCAACGTCTTCTGATTCTTCTGATTCTTCTGATTCTTCAGTAGCTTCAACTTCTTCTGATTCTTCTGATTCTTCTGTAGCTTCAACTTCTTCTTCTACAAACTCTTCAGCATTTTCTTTATCTTCAGCGTCAACATCTTTAACTTTGAAAGTTTCTCCATCTACTGTAAATTCTTCTTCTCCGTCTGCGATAGCTTTTGCTCTTGCAGCACCAAATGCATTACCTTCTTCAACGTCTTCTTCTTCAGTTTCTTCAACTGCTTCAACGTCTTCTTCTTCAGAAATTTCTTCATCACCTGCATCGTCAACTGTATCTTCTAACTCATCTTCTAATTCGTCAGATTTATCTTCAACTTCGCCACCATGATCTAGTTCATTTCCTTCAGCATCAACTGTAGGTTCAGTAACATCTGTAGAATCGTCTTCATCTTCAATTTCTTCAACTTCTTTACCAGCTTCATCTTCTAGTAATAAGTTAGAATTAACTGTTTCTGCAACATATTCTGCGTATTCAGTAACTTTTTCTAAGTTTTCTTTTAAATAGTCAATGTATTTTAATAAGTTTTCGTGTGTTGTAGCACCTTCGTTGTAAGATTCTGCTAAATAGTTAGTGTAATCTTTAATTGATTCAACACCTTCAGCAATATGCTCAGAGTATGAAATGCTATTATCTAATTTCTCAGATATTTCGTTATTTGTTGTAATCGTGTTATCTAAGTTTTCGGCTAAATATGCAGAGTATTCAATTGTTTTTTCTAATTTTTCAGCAAGATAGTTTGAATATTCTTTAACGCTTTCAACTTCAGACTTAACAGATTCGTCTCCAGTTAAAGAAGTTACTTCTTCTTTAAGAGACTTGATTTCGCTTGATAAGTACTGTGAATATTTGTTAAAATCTTCTGTACTTACGAATTTTGATTCAGCCATTTTTGTTTCAGTTTTATTTTCGGTTGTTAAAAGTTCTTTTGTATCGCTAATTTCATAGATTTGAATGTCAGAATCGTTTTCGAATCCAAATGATTCATTTACTCTTTTTAATTCTGCATTTTCAAAACCTGGATCTGCAACTAAATCATACGTAAATAATTGTTTAATTTTAACAGTTCCATTAGATTCAACTTGACCAGCTGCTCTAGATGAAATTTGAAGAGGAACACCAGCATCAACTAAAGCTTTAGCCTGGCGGCCTGCTTCTGTATCTAATAATCTGATCTTACCCTTTACTTGTTTTGTTTCTTTATCATATGATAATTCTTCAATAATGTGAGATACATTCTTTAAAGATACATCAAATGTTTGCGGGTGGTCTAATTCTCCTAATAGTTTAGAAGAACCTATCTTCGCTTGAAGGGCTTCAATTTGAGGAACGTATTCTGACTCAGTATAGATTCTATTGTTTCTATTCTTTTTGTCAATTTCACCAAAAACTCCTTCAAGGACGTATATACCATCCTTTTGTTTAAATTCCAGTTCACTAGAAGATCTTTCTAGGATTAATAGATTGTTTTTCGTATTCATATATTTTGATACTATGTTTGTTTATATATCTTTTGAAGAATAATGATTTTTCATTTTTTCTATATTTCTAAATCTGCTAAATCGCCAGATAAATCACCACCTGATTCTTCACCGTCTTCTTTCTTCTTTTCTTCTTCCTCTTCTTCAGTTTCTTTAGCAGTTTCTTCTGTTTCTACTTCTAAATAATACTTTACAAGAGTCTGCATATCCTCTTCCGTAAATGCGTTATTTCCATATTCATCATAGAAATATTCTTTAAATTCCTTTTCAGTCTTGCTAGTTTTAATAACTCCTATGATTTCAGCTGATTTAATCTTTTTACCTGAATCTAGGAGAATGTCATCAACGATAACGTCAGATTCTTCACCTACTTCTCTGGCATCTTCCTTTATTGAAGAATAATTTTTAAATGTTTGTAAGTGTTTCATTTCAGTATATGATTCATTTATTTTCACTATTGATTATATATTCTTTTTCTAGAAGCCCATGTCCATTGGATCTACCTCTGGTTCTTCTGCATCTTCTTTAGCCTGTCTTTGTCTATATGATAAATTAGCTGCTTTATCGTCGGGTGATAATTTCAAGTATCTATCGACTAAGAATTCCATATCGAAGTATGGCATTTCTTCCATGGTAACTGGATCTGTTTTCATTAGAGAATCTTGCATTGTAGATATAAAGTCTAATCGTTTCTCCATGATTTCCATCTGCTTTAATTCAGCAAACATATTCTCTTCATTAAATTGAATAGCTATTTGAGTTCTAAACCCTGCATCATCTTTAAATTCAGGAAACTTAAGACACATTTGTAACCATAGTGGTTTTACTAAAATTTCTTGGAAAGAAGAACGTAATCTTTTGATAAATTTAGAAAACTTAATTTCATCTCTAATCATACCATCGGCTGCTAGATTAAAGTCACCTCCACCGTCTTCATACATAAATCTATTGAATGGTATTTTAGAAACCATTTTTAATTTATCATTGAAATATTTAAGTGCTTCTGTATCTGATAATTCAGGACCGTCTCCTCCTAAAGTTTCAATCTCTGGAGATTCTCCTTCTTTAGATGGTAACCAATATTCTTTGTTAAATTGAAGCATTGGTTTTCCATTAGTCGCTAATGTAGCTGAATCCCAATCAAAGTCTACAACTTCTTTATAATTACCCATTAATTGTGCAAGAGATTGTTTTGCTCTTGTTTTAGATTTACCACCAACAGGAATAATAAACTTCATTCTATACGAAGAATTAGTAACTGCCCAGATAACTCTAGTATGTTCCATAATTCTCATCAAGTTAAAGGCTCTTACGAGTCTTTCTAAGTAACTTACCCTAGATGCAGTGGTTATTGAAGAATAAGAAAGATAGATGATCTGTGAATCATATAGGACCCTCTCCTTAACCGGATCGTCTTTAAATTGAACCCATACCTTTTTACCGTCATCTTTATTATAACCTGGCATTAATGTAATAGGATCTATTTCTTTAAATCCTATAATCTGATCTTGCTCAGGGCTATAAATAATTTCAAAAGAAAGATAACCATCAATTAAGAATTTTCTAAAGAAGTACCATGCTGATTGATCTTGATTAAAACCAAAGTATTGGTAAATATCCCTAAAAGATTTATTTAAATATTTAGTAACTTCTTCAGAAACATCCATTCCAATAAGTTCTGGATTTCCAATAAAGTTTTTATTATCATATACGATAGACTCATCACATAAAATATCTAATATATCTTCTATTTCGTCATGAGTTGAAAATCTTCTTAATTCGTCTCTTTTACCTTCATAGCCTTGATCAAAGAAAGGAATATTTTTTCTCATGTTGGTGTCTGCCATCGATAATGCGGCGAATGCGCCATACATATTATCGTCGTCTAGACCCATTTGATTCATTTGGCCATATCCAAATTCATCTTCTACTGGACCTATTGCCTGAGACTGCCTTAAGACTAAATCATCGTAATACATTCCAAAAGACGAGAGTCTTTTTAGTGTATCACTTAAGGTGAACGGTCTTTTACCGGTACTTAATGGTCCATTTCTTTCTATAAAACCTGCCATGTGTTAAATTTACAATTGTATTATACTTTCTCTTTATATATTCTTCTTTCTACGATGATCTTCAAATAATCTATTTAGCTCATTTTTTGTTATTCCATTTAAAGAATTAAAATCACAAATAGCTATTTTACACCAATCTTTATATGCAATCACTGCCTGATTTGATTTTCTAGAAGGTTTATATCTTCTAATTGCAAAATCATATCCACGTTGCTCTAAATATGCCTTAGCTCCTTGATATGAAAATGTTAATAATCCTCGTTGATTTTTAGCATTATCCGTCTTTGAAGCTCTTTTTATTGTAGATTGATATCTGTCATATATTTCATCTAAAAATTGTTCTCTAAACTTAGGAGGTAACATGGAAACATTTATTCCTATATCATCTCCGTCATACGGGTCTAATGCCAAAACAATAGGATTATCATCATACCATGGAATACCTTCAGTAATTGGGCTATATTCAAAAATATACATTTTACCTGGAATAAACCTAGACCTTATTGGCATAACAGATTTATTCTTTCTATCATTAAGACTATCTTCGAACCAAGATAAAGATTCCTTAGACGCTTTAGCCTTACCCTTACCCTTTACCAATTTTTTAATTTCTTCCTTAATGTAGCCCATTAATCCTGATTATTCAACTTTTATAAAACCTTGGCCAACTGACCATGGCTCTTCCGCCCATACATTTATTGCAATTGCTCCTCTTTTTCCTTCAATTACAGTGTCAACTCCGTGAACAACTTCACCTGGGTTAAAAATAACTAATCTATTTGGTCTTGTTTTAATAACCTCTGGTGTGTTTTCTTCTCCGTCTGTATAAATGTGTAAATCTCCTCCTTTAAAATCAAAACCAGGTGGATAGTAAACACATCCTAAAACTGGAAACATTCTATTTCCCGTTTTTTGTCTATACTGTACGTCATCGTCAAAGTGTAGTTCTAAATAATTTCTTCTACCATCTTCTGCTGCGGTTTGTAAACCCGTCCAATATTCAAATCCATTAACTTCCATGTTTAATTTAACTGGAAGATTATCTTTCCAGATATATTCTGCCAATCTTTGCTTAATATTTGCGGCAGGTTTATTCCACCATCCTTTCCAATATTTATAATCCCCTGTTGGAACATAAAAGTTATCTCCTTCTTTTAAAATGTCTTTTAATAATTGTTCGTCTTGTATAAAATCATCAAATACTGCTATCATGTTTTAAAATTTATATGTTTAATGTAATCCATTGATTATTGTTTCTTCTGTTAATACTATAAAATTCCAATTTCGCTGAGAACAGAATTCTTTAGCTGCATTATATTTATCCATATTTTTAACGTATTGCTCAGCCAAAAACTTATAAGATTTTAGTGCTTTTTTAGAATTTACCTTAGGTGGTTCAGGCTTCTGAATTTGTTGTTTTGGTTTAATTTCTACTAAATATTCTTTAACACTGTCATCGGGTTGAATTGCTTTAAAATAAAAATCAGGATAATATTTTCTTTTAGTAGAATCTTGCCTTGACCAATAGGGTATTTCAACTGGTTCACTTGACCACATACTTACTTTTTCATTTTTGTCACACCACATCATAAACTTACGTTCCCAGGAACTTCTATATATGATAGGAGTAGGTCCTGCATATTTAGAAGGATTATTAGGTTTAAAATAACCTTGATTAAATCCTGAATTTTTAGTTGGTTTAACATTCTTTATTGACATTAGATACTGTAAATTCCTGTTTGATTTTCAGAGTTACCTGATCCCTTGTCTATGGATAAAGTTCCTTTATATTTTTGAGGGTGAATCTTATTCCATCCCTTTGCATAACCTCTTTTTGCTATTTCCGTAAAATAGGCAAATGCGTTTGGATATTTTGGATTAAAATTTCTCCAATATTTTAAAAGATCTAAAATAGCAAACTGTAGACAATCGTTTCTGTCGTCTTCGCTTACATATTTCATACGGTTAATTGCCTTTTCTGCGAGAAGAATTAACATTTTTTCTGCGTCTCTGGTTAATTTATCTTGCTCTTTAGAAAGAACCATTTGATCGTAAAGATCTCTATTATTTAGATAGTTTTTTGATTTTCTTCTTTTAGCCACAATGCATATTGTTTATTTATAGAGATTATACTCTCAAATGTTAAAAAGTTTATTACCTAAAAAAGGGACCGATGGTCCCTTCTTTATAATTCGATGATACGTATTATGCCTTTAATGCTTCAATCTTTTCTTCCCAAGATTTAATTTCAGAATTGATTAAAGAATCAGCTTCTTTAATTTCTTCAATTGATTTATCAGCTTCAGCTAATAAACCTCTTTGGTCTTTTAAGAAAGAAATCATATCTTCATATTTAGAAATCTCTTCAGATTTTTTTGCTTCTTCTGCTAATTCTCCTTCTAACATTTCCATTACGACCGGAGATGCATCTTCAGATGTTTCATCTTTAATATATTCTACGGCTTCATTAGCAGATGCTGAGAAAAATTTAGATAATTTGGTGTCTTCGTTGTATCTTGAAATAAACAGATTTTCATCTAATTTAAATAAATCAACGGTGACACCTCCTTTCTTGTATGTAGTAGCGAAATCTACTATCATAAAGTTTTCCATGATAGAGGAAAGACTTTCAAATAACTCAGCTTTATTTTTATTTTCGTATCTAACTAAACCGCTAGTTAATGCGAAGTTAGAAAAAGATTCTAAAATCTCAGTGTTATTGTTGTAAAATTTACCTTCTTCAATGTTGTAAATAAATTTAGAAGATCCGTGATACCATCTTACGGTTTCGTTTAAAAACTCAAAGCTTTCAAATGCAGAAATAGCAGATAGCAAATTTGAATTTTTAGGATTTTCAATAATTTCAACGTTATTTTCTTTTATTTCGTAAGTTCTACCATTTAAATAGAATTGAAAAGATTCTTCAATTTTTACGAAAGGAGCTAATATGTTTGCCATTTTATTATTTATTTAATTTTTTATTATTTATGTATATATCTGTATTATATGTCGTTTTCGTCAATTATGTTAGGGTCGTCTTCTTTTGCTTGAATTTGCTTGTTCTGAGATTCTCCCCGGTTGGAAGTAATAGACTTTTGTTTAATTTCAAACATTCTATTACCTGAATGAAATTCAGAGTTTCCACCTCCACCATAGTGTCTAGCTCCATTTGGCCCATAAGATACACTTCCTCCTGTTCCTGCTTCGCCTCCAGTTCCAGCTCCTCCATCAGGTGTGTTTGAGAATGAAGGAATAAATGAGTTAACTTCAATTGGAAACGTAATGTTATACTTATCTTTATCGTCAAATCCAAAATCAATAGGACTTTCAACAGTATAGTCGTCTGGAAGAGCATAATAAGATGCTAGTCTATATGTTCCTTCGTCTAGATGTCCAACTTCAACATTAAAGTAATTAGATTTGTATAATCTTTTGATTATCATTTCAGTGATCTTTAATGCGTCTAATGTCGAAGACACTAAGACTTCAATGTCAAAGTTTAGTGTTATAGGTATCATTTCAAATTCAGAAGAATATGACTGAAGAGATCCTTCTTGATCTAGTCTTGTGTATTCTCCCATAATTCTTCTATTTACAAGCTTAGAAGAATCTATAGAAATAGAAGATATTCTTGCAACTCCTCTTGGAACTACATCGTAATTTCCATCTGCAAACCCAGGATCTGGGTAACAGTCTTCTCCGGTTGGAGTCGTAAATAAAAAATTATCTCTTAGAAATTGATCGTCTCCTGTAATTGAATAATAGAAAGGAACGTCTATGTCTTTTCTAGTATCTTTATCTACTTGTCGCTGGAACCAGACCTTATTATTTAAATCAGCTAAAAGACCGATTATAATGTGTCTAATTATCGCGTCGTCAGAATTATATTTAAGATTATATGTTGCCATTTATTATAGGTATCTTCTTGCTGCTCTTTCCCAATTTGGTAGACCTGACATTTTTAAACCAGCCGCTTTAACAAATGTTCTCATAGAAACATCATTTGCATTTTTCATAAATTCATATATTTCTCTTTTCTCCTCAAGTGGCATTTCTGTAGGTTCTAAGTGAGGTAATAATCTTTCCATTCTTTCCATCAAGGTTGCATCATCTGGATTAACGTCAACTAAAATTGACCTTGATCTGATTGCTCCATCTGGATCTGCTTTATCTTTTGCTAAGTTTGAAATAAATATCACTCTTCCTGAGAATTCAAATGAATTAGGAACAATTCCATTTTCTTCTAAATTAAATGCTTCTTCAGGGCTTACGTCTTTAGGATCGTATACTGCTTTAGTCTTTTTTAAATAAGAAATCTTTCTTATTTTCTTTGTATCTAAAGCTGCTTTCATTAGGTTTCTACCGTTTTCATCTCTAAATACTGCGTCACAATCATCAAAGATTAATGTTTTATTTCTATATTGGTAAAATTTCTTATACATCATAATTACAGATGCAGCACCAGATACTAGTACATAGTCTTCTTCATCGACAAGACCTTCATCTTTCATTGCTCTTTCTACATTATATGTTTTACCCGTACCCGCTCTACCTGAAATAAATAGAGAGTTAAATGCACCAGCCGCAACTCTTCTTGATATTTCGTAAATATCTTCCATAGTCTCTTCTAGATATTTTACTTTATCGTCAAGTGTCGCTTCATTTTTTGTCTCCATTGGAGAAGGCTTAACTTTAACCTGCTGTCCTTTCTTAATGTTCATGATAGAAGAGTAAGGAACTTCTAATTCATCTGCTATTTTATTTACTGCGATACCAGATGATAATTTAGCTTCAATCATTTTAATCTCTTCTTTAGAAAAAGCTCTATTTTTTCTTCTTTCTAATAACATTGACTCCTGTATAGATGCAGCGTATTTTTTATCCATTAATCTAACAAATTCTCCAACTAATTTGACAATTGGAAATGTTTCAGATGAAATAGAAAAGTCAGATTGAATATTTGCAGCATCTGAAAAATAAACTATAGAACCTACAATACCTGGATTCTTAGCAGTTGCTGATGTTACCATAAAGGACTCTGTTCCTTTACTAGAATAAAACATAATTCCTTGTTTTTCTTCTCCACCAACCTCACTAAACATCGTGTATG